CTCCTTAGCGTATTCGAGCTCGGGGTCTCCCAGTAGGTAATGGAGGTGAATTCCTCCTCCGGAACGGGAGGTCTCGGCGTACGTCGGAGGCCACTTGGACGCTTCTGCCAAGTTTCGCTCACGAGATTTGTTACCGCTTGGATCTTTAAGATCGAAGTCAATAACAACCATGTTCTCAGGTATCTGAACATAGTGTTCCTTGGTTGTGTCGATGTCTTTTAGAGTTGTCGTGACGTCATCCCATCGCTTAGCCGGCTTGCCGTCCTTCGCATACTGCGCAGGGCAATCAGCATATAGCTCGTCGATGACGCTGGGGCATTCCTTCAGCTCGATGGAGTAGTGATGTTCCGGATTCTCAACAAGACTCGCCTGTGTGAACTTGTCTTTCTTGAACCCGGAATATACGTTCCTGAACTGCTTACCGTCGATTCGAGTCCGATCATGGAACTCGACGAAGTAGTTCTTCAGTTCCTCACGGAACCGGTGACGTGGTAGCACGTACTGAACAGATGCTTGCTCACAATATCGCTTGTAGGTCTCATACGCCGAATTGAGAGTAATGAACTCCGCACTCTCGAACTCGAAATATGCGTCCTCAACGAAGTTGTAGAACACGTCAGTCTTATACATCATCTGCAGAGGACGGTAGTCCTTGTAGTACGTCTTGCCAAGACTCTCGAAGACCTCCGCACAGTAATATGCGATGGCTCCAAGCTCTCGAGCGATTCCGTCCATGAGTTCGCGATACTCTACAGGAGAGATCTTGTTACCCGTGGGCGAAATATCGATCAGACGTCGGATGATACCAGACTGAGCATCTGTGATCTGCACCGGCTTGTTCGTAGCCATGTACAGAAATGAGTCGATCCGAGTCGTATACGTCGGCTTGAACTTCTCGTTAATCTGCATCTCCTCGTGGGAAATGATAGAATTAAGCTGAGTGTTGTCGTCGATACGACTCAGATCGCCATCATGCTGGAATGCGACAATCGGGTTTGCCTTAAACGCGGCAGCTGCGAATGCGTTGTTGGACTTGGCAAGTGACGCCGCATCAAACGCTGTGTAGTAGCCCTCAAAGAGCTGCATCAGAATATTGATGAGCGTCGACTTACCAGATCCAGGCTTGCCGTACAGCACGACGAACTTGTCTAGAGTGCGTGAGGCACCCGTGACAATGGCGCCGATAGACCATTCGATCTTACGGCGCTCTTCTTCGTCATACAGCGTGGAAATAAGACGATCCCAATTGTCATGAGATCCTTCCGCGAGCGCATAGGGCAGACGACGAGTCGCGTAGGACTCCTTCCGCACGTCAGTGTTCGCGAATGTGAGTTTCCGGTCCAGTGGCCTGACCGTGTCCGGCATGGAGGAAATCCAGTTGCGATAAGCGGTCCAGCTCTTAGAGGAGTAATCCCCCAGGAACTGAAACCGCGTACCGCCTTGATAGGAACCCTCGAGAGTCTTCGCGAAATCACGAAGCTCTCGATCGATGAGCTCGACTACTCGAAACTCATCTGTGTTCCATAGACCCTTCTCCTCGTCCCACACAGCTACGAACGAGCCTCCCTGAACAAGGATATCGGTAGACCTTGCGACCCTAAAGTCGGGGTAGATCTCCACAACCCCGTTCTTCGAAGCCCGCTGGCGCGGGGTAACGAAATCCACTGCTTCTCCTAGATAATATACTTCTCCTGAACGCACCACATGGATAGCTGGTCAAGAAGCGACGTTTGCGCCGGGTCGATGAGGCCTCGACGATTCGGGAATATACCACCGTGGCCAAACCGGTCGTAATTCCGTTCTACAATATCGCGAACCGTAGCACTAATGGTTTCGCTGTCAGTATTGTAGTCGATGCCGAGGTTCCTCATCAAAACCCTGAACGCGGTGGCAGGAGTGTCGTCCCTACCACCAATAGTCGCATCCATTTTGCTAGCGAGAGCTACGAGAACCTCGAGCATGGTTGCGTAAATCGGGTCGTCACCGTCATATACGTAACCAGTCTCGTACTCGTAGTAATCGCGGAGTGCTTTGCCGTCGGACTCCAGATTACCGTCCAGCGGAATCCACCACTGGAATGCGATCTCATGAAGGACCTCGCATTGATCGCGAAGGTAATCTGCGCCGACAAGTCGGAGAAGGTATTCGAAATATCCCTCTCCTGTGATCATTCGGAATCGTCGTCCTCTTCATCCGGGATGTAGTAGTAATCTCCCAGATCGATATCCTCGACCCAGTCTACATCCAGAAGATGGACGTGAAGGTCCATGCGGTACTTGTGGTTCCGCACATACACTTCATTAGGATCTGCACCGTAGGCACCGCCACTGGTCATGGCGTCTGCACCGATAAGATCCCGAGCGGTCTCCTTCGTTCGGTTTCCGTTGTCGTCGGCCACTACGTTGTCGTTGACGTAACAGTCGACTTCGAAGAACTCATAACCGAGTGCTCCTTGCTGGAACGTTTCGGGATCGAGGATCTCAATATCAGAGATCTTCTTCTCCGGGTTCTCCTGATCGGCCATAAGAGCCTTCTTCTCGTACATGGCCGTGAGCTTGCCGATGTTCTCACGGTATTCCTGGAAGGCGCTCTTCTCGACTTCGTCGACGCGCTCTTCGATCTCCTGGTCCATCTGACGCTGGAGGCGGTCAGTGATCAGAAGATATGCGACCGTCACACCAGTGACAAGACCCGCGGCGAAGGAAATGACAAGATTAGATTTCATTGACGATCTCTCCATCTACATTGAAGTCGAGGAGGTAGTTTGCCACCTCGCGACGACGGGAATCGTCCCAGAAGCGGATGCGATGACCCTCGATATCGCCGAAGGACACGTAGTGATCGCCGTCACCCTTCTTCCAGAGCCAGCCCACAACCTGAGAAGCGGGCGTGCGAGGAATACCGAGAGCGTCGTAGACGTCGGACAGGAAGAGGTAGCCACGAGTACGCAGCAGATCGTTCATGTACTGAAGCTGAGCGTGGATGTTCAGTTCAGTGATATCGTCGCTGGGATCCCAGACGCTGGAAGTCTCATCGATGATGCGTGCGTAAGGCGAGTACTCCGGAATAACGGACTCGGCCATCTTGTCGTACTCGAACGGCTCATCCGTGAACACGACGTCGTCGAGGATCTTCTCCTCAACCTTCTTCATCGACTCCTCGCCAATGACAGAAGCGACCGACTTCTTGTACTTGCGGTAGGAGGTGTCCAGAGCAGCATACGCAGCAGCAAGGCCGGCAATACGCTTCGACTGAATCGAGTGACTCCACCAGAAGGCAGCGATCGAAGCCACACCCAGAGCGATCGTGGGAGCGTAGTGCTTCAGGGTCTTCGTGACGATGCGGCTGTAGCAGACGATACGGTCCTTACGGAACTCGTCCTCAGTGTAGTGCTCGTTGCGCTTCATGAGGTTGGGGCCATCTGTGATGACCATGACCTCGTCTGCGATGAGCTCCTTGTAGGTCAGAGTGGCTCGACTTGCCAGGACGGCAGTGCCGACGAGACCAACTGTGCCGGTAGCGGTGAGAATTGTGGGGGCGTGCTTAACGACGACTCGTGCGACGTTGTGGAAAATAGACATGATGTCCTTTCAGAGTTGAGGTTGAATGTTATCGTTTGAGAGACTGGGGTTCGTCATGCGTGAGCATGAACCCGTCTCGAACCTGACGAACGTTGAATGAACCCATGTCGGTCCATCCCCAGTTATCGTCGATGAAGTTGGAGGACGCCCCAATGAGGGCGTTCAGGTCAGCCAGAGAGACCTGACCATACTGATCGATGAGGTCACTCATGCGATCGATGACGTCGTTGGCGTCAGAGCGCGTGTCGAAAATAATCTCGTTACGATCAGGTTCCGCGTGACGTGCAGAGCGAGAGGGGCGCCTTTCAGAAGAACGATCGCGCCTATCTTTTGGGCGAGAGTATCCCGAGTAATCGGAATATCCAGACCGCGATCGCGAGGGTCGAGTATCGCCTCCATAGAGCATGGACTCGATACCGCGAGTGACCGTGTCGGAAATAAGGTTCTTGACCGTGGGGATGATGACATCCCAGAGAACCGTCTCGCCGACGCTCTTAGCGTCTTCGCGGATGATCTCGCCGACAACCTTCTTAGCAGTCGACTCCCGCTTGACACGGGCTTTAGTCACCGGAGTGATTTCTTTTCGTTCCTTGGACTTGTCCGAGTTACTCGGATACGAGCCCTCAGGCCTAGTGGGTACGTTCATGTTGCTCCTTCAGAGAGAAACCCTAAGCCCCCTGTAATATTACAGAGGGCCTAGGGCTTGAGGTCAGACTACTTCGAGTCTTCTTCGTTTTCGTGCAGTTTCTCCTTGAACGTGTCAATGAACTGCTGTGTCGCGCCCTGGATAGTCCTAGTCACACGATCTTCGACCGTCAGCGACAGCGCGGTGACACCAATAAAACTAACGAGGGGGTTAATTGGTGCAGCGGCGGCGAGAACAGTGCGAAGGGTCGTGCGAACTACGACTCCAGAGCAGAATGATGCAGCGAGTCCAGTGAGGTACGCAGGGGTGAAATCTTGCTTGTTCACGAGAATTCCTTTCGGATAGTATGGGGTCTCATTATACCCCATGTTATTCCTGCGTAGAATCCTCCGTGAGCTTGGAGACTGCTGCATCGGCGACCTCGGGGGCAACATCGTACTTGACGAGGTACTCCTTGACCTCCTCGCCGGACTCCTTGGTGTTCTTCTTGGCGAGCTCGAAGACCTTCTTCGGGAGCAGACCCTCGATGAACTTACCGAGGTCCATAGAACCGTCGATGAAGGTGAGGATGACCTCGTCGTAGGCGAGACCCTCGGTGAAGTTCTTCAGAACCTCCGGGCTCTTGACGAAGCGCTTACCATCATCCGAACGCTCGCCATAGGCAGCCTCGATGATATCGCGCATGAGCTCGAAAGCCTCCTTGCCGTCCTCAGTCTTGGTGAGCTTGGCGATGCGCTGGGTGAGAGGAACATCCCACTTCTCCATGTCTTGGAGTTCCTTGATGTTCAGGTGGAAGTAGAGGTCTTCAGTCTCAAGATCTCCATCCCAGTTCTGGTACTGGACGGTGAGCTTCTGCATTGGTATGCCTTTCTTGTTGGGTGAAAATAAAAAACCCTAACACCCGGTTAGGGGTGCTAGGGTTTTGAGGTCAGTCTTCAGTGGTCTCAGAGGGCTGGTTGTCGGGAGTGAAGAGGATCGTCCCGTCTTCGAGTTCTGCGAACGAACCTTCGATGGCGTTCTTGTCGATCACGAGCGGATCAACATCGTCGTCAGAGTCGGAAGAGATCGCGACGGCGACTGCACCAGCAGCGGCGGTAACAATACCGGTGATTGCGTAGGGCAGAGCCTTCACGAAGAACTTCTTGATCTTGGCGGTGTTGACCGAGATGATCGGGGAATCGTCTTCGATGAGGTTGTCGGAGTCGATGGGGAGGTTCTTTTCAGCGGACATGAGAGTTCCTTTCAGAGTTGTGAATATGTCTCATTATAGGACATGTTTTTCTTGCGGATCAGTACTGGTGACGGAACCAGTCAGTCACCGGAGCGGGATTGAACGCCATGAGAAGAGCCGGAGACTCATCGGCGAGCATCGTAGGCGTGAATTCAGCCTCGATCGTAGTCCCATTGGACCATCCGAGCTCGTCTCCCATCGAAATCTGCTCGAGTCCGAGGCACTGGTAGACCTCATTCAGGGAGACCGAGGAAATACCGTTGATCAGATCAGAGTTGATCCGATTCAGGACCTTCTGAACCTTCGTGATGGTGGAGGGAAAGACCCGTCCCGAATACGAATCCGAGATCAGGACGTTCTCACCCGTGATGATCACGCTCTTGTTCTCCGGACGCTCGAGGTTCTCTTCGATGACATCCCGAGCGATTGCCGAGCGGGTATCCGAGCCCTTCTTACCCGTCAGCTCCTTGACGCGATCCTCGTACTTCTCGAGGACGTCCTGAGAGACGGTATATGCAGCAGCCATAGCCGCGTAGCGACGCTCGCTGAGGACCGTACCACCGATGATGGCAGCGGAGGTTGCGGTGATGGAAAAAGCTGCGGGAAGGTAGCAGGTCCACGTCAGACGGAGTGCATCTGTGAACTTATACCCTCCCTCAGGGAACTCCTCTCGGAGAATATCCATCGCCTTGACGTGTGCCTTACCGGAGGTAATGGCCGTGCTGATGACTCCCGCGAGCGCAGATGCCGCGAGAATAACCTGAGAGTTGTTGCGGATGAACGCTCCTGCGAGACGTCCGTAGGTCTTGAAATCGATGTTGATCATGTGCTTCTCCTTGTTGTTTTTAGTCGTCGGTGAATATCAGACAGATGAATAGCACTGCGATGCTGATGCAGGCTGACCATATCAGCCATAACGCAGTTTGATATGAGATCATCGGTCGTATCGATTCAGTAGGTAGAAAATGGTTACGATGGGGACCATGACCCATAGCCCCACCGCAATCCACATCAGAGTATCGCTACTCACTTGTTGTCCTCGCGCTTGTTGAGCCACTTCGCGAGGAAGTATCCAATGACGCCTCCCGCAATGACCCTGCCGTTGAAGATGGAGGTGATGGTGTCGAAGATCGTGAGGAACACGATGAGGCCGACCAGGACGAGGAAGATGAGAGTAAGCATGAGGTTTCCTTTCAGAGTTTGGCGTTGTTGAGTTCGATCATGCTGATGAAGAAAGTCTCGGTACCATTTTGGACCGGAGGGTGAGTGACCACGGATCCCACAGGGAGATCCATGAAGACGAAGCAAGCGTGGAAACACGGAGCTGCGCCAGCTTGGTAAAGATATGACGGGAGGAGTGCGGCCCTATTCCGATCCCACGGAATACCCATAAGAGGACCTCTCAGATCGCTCTCATACAAGACGCGCATAAGACCCGTGTGTGGGTCCTGATAGACGAGATCTCTACTTGCATCTTCATGGCCTCGGCGCAGTAGAGGATACGTCGGGATGATGACAGTAGCAACAGAGAACGGGTCTTCGGACGCCTTAGCCACTCGATCTAAATATCCAGCGACCTTGAACAGGGTGATGCTGTCGTCCGCGAACATCCCGAACTTACTTCCGATAGGAAGAGTCAGGATGTTGTTCAGGTTCTCGAGCCCTTCGACCTTACGCTGCATCAAAAGCACCTCCAACGTAGCACACGAAGATGGGCGCCTTAAGTGACTGGGTCCGGACCATCTCAAGCTTCTTCGGCTCCTTGATGAACAGAACGTTCACGTCGAACATCTCAGGGGCGGTGCTCGAAAGAAGATATTGTGGCAGAACCACATGTGTAGGGCCGTGTACGTCCCACGACTCCCAAGAAAGAACTCGCTTGATCCCCTCACGATCATGGAATTCGAAATCGGGATCTACCGAACGAATGGTGTCCGAAATGATCTGAGATCCACGTCGGAAGCTATACCGTCTCTTGTATTCCCGAAGTAGTGGGTCTCCGAACGGGTCTCCGACAACTTCGGTTTCGATCTCCAGGCTTCCACCCGTGCTGGAAAACCTCGAGCCAAGATAGTCGGCGAGAGCGGAAAGCTCCGCGTTGGTGAACGTGTCTCCGTAGACAGCCCAACCGAGAGGCCGAAGTGTCTCGAGAACGTCGCAGAGATTCTTGAATGAGAATACCTTACAGTAGCGATGGATGGGTTTACCGATGATGGCCATTGTTGCTCCTTCTAGAAAAACCTATAACCCTTGTTAGGGGTTATAGGAGTGAGTTGGGTTGGTCTGGTGGATCAGTGAACCTTGGGCGGGTTCCAGACGAGGCCTTCGATCTCAGTGTAGACATCGCCGTATGTGGCTACCATAGCCTTACGGAGGGCGATGGTAAGCAGGTTAGAGGCGATGACACTACCGAGAGCGATGAGGGCAACGGTGGAGGGCTTGAAGGTCATGGGAGTTCCTTTCAGAGTTGGTATATGTCTCATTATAGCCCGTGTAAATCATGCGACCTCGAAAACCTATAGCCCTTGTTAGGGGCTAAAAGGTTTTTCAGTTGGTGAGAACGTTGGCATCGTAAACGTCAACGGCTACCTTGGTGAGCTTGATTGCAACACTGTTGATCGTGTAAGCGATGGCGAGTGCGGTGGCAACAGAGGTCAGCATGAGTAGTCCTTAGGATTAGATGGGCTGGTTTCTTCTCATTATAGACCTTGTAATTTGTGCGATCCTGAAAAGCTTATAGCCCTTGTTAGGGGCTATAGAGCTTTCAGATCTTATACGAACTGAGGAAGTTCTTGTACGCGGTAGAGTACATGGAGAGCTGCTCTTCGCGGTACCGATTGTGCTCTTCGCGAAGGTAACGAATCTCAATATCTTTCTTCTTGAGTTCGTCCTTCTTCATGAGGAGCTTGAAAATCAGGTAAGCGCAGAACATGGTCAGCATGAGGGCGATGGCGTGCATGATGGTTCCTTTCGGAGTATGTATATGTCTCATTATAGACCTTGTAATATGTGCGAAAAACTTAAGAACCCCTGTTTTTTAGGAGTCCTTAAGTTTTTGGTCTAGAGGCGGATCTTAGTGATGAATCCGACAGCCTTAGACGCAAGCGGACGCAGTTGCTCATAATTAAGCACGGTCAGGATGCCTGCGATCGAACAGACTGCACCGATAATCGAGTCTCCAGACGGGACCAGGCGACGAGAAACCGGGTCGGGCTTTTCGTTGATCTGGTGGATCGTCTTGAGGTTTTCGATGGCGATGGTCGTCTTAGGATCGTCAGCATTCAAGCTGTAAACTTGATTGATGAGGTCCTGCTCGATGTCGTCGAGGGTGAGGTTTTCATCGGTCATGAGATATCCTTTCTGTAGATCTCATTATACCCCTAGATTTTCTTGCGCATCACATGTCGGGACTTTCCTGCACTCGCAGAGTCATAGTCCCGTTGTTCAACACGTCTTCAGTAGGTGTAGTCAGCGCAGCGTACGTCTCCTTGGTATTAGGATTGACGTGAAGAACTCCGTCCGGGGACGGTTGGTACCTCGCCGAGGAAATCCCGATGAACGCGCCAAGAAGGGTGTCTAACGCCAGGATCGTTCCGCTGACCTCCGTGATGTGGGACCAGCCCCACAGCGACGCGATGGTCGTGTAGAACGTGCCGATTGCGGGAATTGCAATCAGCGCGCAATACTTGAGAATTTTGTATACCTTGTCAGTCATCGTCTTCCTTTCGACGAATCGGGAGGTTCGTGACCTCCTTGAAAATCTTCTCCGCGAGACCATTGCCCCCGAAGACTGCATAGGGCGAATATAGGTACTTGATGAAGTCCTCATACTCGTCCTTGGTGACGTATCCACGGTCGAGATACTGCATACCCTGCTCAATAATCTGGTTATGAGCAAGGCCCAGCATCAGCTTAGTGGTGGCGTCGTTCTTGTCTGACTTCTTGCTGAAGTAGACCCAGAGTCCATTTGAAGAAATGAGAGCTACGGCGACGGAGATCAAGACTTGCAGCCATGGATCCATAAATATAGCTCCTTTCGCGAACTACATTACCGCACGAAGACGTACGGACACACCCCGTGCTGCACGCTGTAGGACGACATGATCATACCTTCGTTCTTGCGAACGCAGCCGAAGTAGCTCTTGGATGCTCGGGCGTGGAGCCAGATACCCACATTGTCGGGAAGCTGAGGTGTCCAGCCGTAGCGGAACGCAGCGAACTGCTTGGTAGACGTTGTCTGAGTAGACCACTGCTCGTTCGCCAGAGTACTGACGATGTGAGTTCCGAACCAGTCGATCTCCGTAGGTAGGACGATCTTCTTCTTGAGACGCGTGTAACCGGTAGGACCGCCGATACGCATAGCCTCCCAGCTACCGTTCTCCCAAGCGCCCTCGAACGAGACGAGGTGTTCGAGAATATGCGACGCGCCGAAGACCGCCTCAAACTTGTACAGCTGCCGCCCGTCCAGGTACGTGTAAATATGTGTGTCCTGCATAGCGACGTTAGAGTCGCTCGTGAGCATCTCCGCCTGGCCGATACTACGGTCAGGCATGATGGTCAGGTAGGTGGACGGAAGGTCCTGCATAGTCTGGTTGGCAGCCTCGAAGTCGACGATCGTCCACTTGATACCGTCCTTCTCCCAGTAGTCACCAAGCCAGATATCAGTCAGGGTACCGTTAGCTACAGCAGCCTGCTGCTCGGCAGTGTAGCGACTACCGAGGTTCTTACCTCGCCAGATGATCTTATGCATCTGGGGAACCGACTCGAAGAACTTGTAGACAGCCTCTCCGGCCTTAACGGTCTTGGTTCCGCGAGTGCCATCCGTGATCAGAAGGTCGTCAGGCAGAACAGTGTCTGCCTTAGGATATGCGTCAAACTTTGCCATTCTATCATCCTACGATAATGCCAGTAATCACCGGCTGAAGAGTTGTGGTGTTAAGGACTCGGTTAGCCCCGATGGAAACCAGCTTCGAGTCGATGACTGAAGCGGTAGTGATATTCGACGGGGTATGGCACGCAACTCCAGGAAGAGGAATATGCGTGACATTCTCCTCTAGAGGACTCGGATACCCGATCTCTGCGAGAGTCAGTGGGAAGAACGGAGCGTTCGTACACACCGCCCCATTAGGTCGGCGAATGGTGGACTGCTTCGTACGGAGACTCCTGAGATTGGGGTCATTGGTGATCCGCTGTCCTACTCGAACCGATTCTGTAACCACCTGCTGAGAGGTGGCCGTGAGATTCGAGTAGGGGATGACCACGAGGATAACGTGATCCGAAGAAACCCCCGGAGCAATTCCGAACCCGCCAACAACGATCTTCCCCGCGCCAGGCAGATCCCAATAATCGCCAAGGAACAGGTCAGAATATGTGTGGTTGTTTAGCGTCTGAACCGCACGAGTGTCGAACGTACCCTTGTTCTCCATTCGGACCACTGTGTTATGCTGGGTAAGGCCACCGGGACGAATAAGATCCGTCCATGCGAACTGTCGACCGACAGCCGCATTCGGAGTACCACCGATCTGGTTTGCCTGAATTGCACGGGTACCGGAAGGTCCATCAATCAGAAGGTAGTCTCCCGCAGATACGGCAGTTGCCTTAGGCAGGTCTCGAACTCGAGACATTACGCCCTCCTATATATGATCTTGCCGAGAATCGGCTGGGAATTGCTGTCCAGGATCGACGATCCGGTATGGTCCTCGATGGTGTCGAAGCGTATCGTACCACTCGAGTCGTCGCCAAGCCGCTGCTTCAGCTCGATAATCTGAGCAGCCATAGCGCTGACGGCGTCGCCACCGATCATGCCCTGAATATCGTTGAGAAGGGCGTAGGCCTCGTTGCGCATAGCCGTAGTGGCTTCGTTGTACGCAGCCTGAGCCTCAGCCTTCTGCTCATTCATGGTACGATCCCAGCGAGCGAAGATTTCCGTGGCATTGATCGTCTGAAGCGGACCAGTCACCCATGGCGTATCACCCGTGCCGATAAGGTAGGTGATGTTCCGGGCCTCGATCTTCTGGGAACCGGAGTTACGGAAGATGTCTGCGATCGGATACTGGTAAACACCAGCGTCTCGAAGCATCGTCTTTCGACGAGGGGTGCTCGCTCGGTCACCTTCAACGACCTTGATGGACGCCCGTCGGTTCTGAGTGCGGGTATCCACCTCGATGACAATGGTGTCGATGCGGTTTGTGAGGACGTCGGCCGACGCAAGGTCCAAACGGATCGGTGCGTCGTTCCAAATCCACACATGTCGGAACCAAGCCCTACCGGAGCCAATCTCGACAGTGTTTCCACCGGCGGGAACGACCTTGAACTTTTCTCCGACAGAGGCGAAGACTCCATCCACGATAACGCCGTCGAAGATTGCGCCAAACTGTTCTGCGCTGTACTTCCGGTCACCGTTGATGGAGTTAAAAAAGCCTGAAGTTACTGCCATTTTGACTCCTAAGACTTATTACTGTCTTGCTTGAATGTTGGATAGAACTTGACCTCCGAGTCATCCTGTGATTGGATGAATTCGATGAGGCGTGTAGGCACGTTGAAGCCGTTCGCGTCCTGAATTTGCACAAGATCGCCGATGCTGTAGTCCTTGCCGTAGACATACATCGTATGTTCGGACGTTTCACCGTCGAACTCGATGAGATGCTGGTTCTCAGACTTGTTCAGTTTCGAGGTACCTTCTTCACGGAGGTTGGCACGAACGGTGGCCTCAGGAATCGTGTTGTTGTCTTCATCCTTGTCGCGTACAGACGACGCGTTGATGAAGACTTCTCGACGATTCCAGCCTGAGGTAGCTCCACTCGATACGGTTTCGTACTTTCGATCCGCTCCCTCACCAGGACCACCTACGAGAGCCACCGTTTTCAGAGTGGTAATGTCGGAGGCGTAGCGTCCTGAGATGAGATTGTCGAACTTTGGCGAGAAGACCACGAACGGGTTGGTGTTCTGGTTATAAGAGCGGTCGACACCCTCCTCCAGACGGACCCTGATTCGTCCAGGACCATCGTACAGGAACGCAATACCCACATGATGCTTAGATATGAGCTCTGTGACCGCCGTGTACAGGTTGTCACCCGTGTGTTGAACGTCGACCCAGATTTGAGCCATCTTACCGACGTTGTTGTCTTCCCATACAAGCCAATCCATAGCTCGATTTGGGTCCGATGGGCTGATCATGTTCTCCACAATCATGAGACGAACGGCCTCATGCAGGCTTGTACGGTACCTGCGCATCCCCCAGATGATTCGACGAGCCATGAGATATTCGAGACTACGCCCAGAAATGGTCATGATCGAACCATCATCTGCCGAAGACTCGATAACGATCTTTTCGATCATCATGATCCGGTTCGACATAGAGTTCCACACGTATCGACCGATATGGATCTCGAAGTGGTTGCTTCCAGTGAGCGGAAGCTTGATGGTGAAGTCTCCAGCCTCGTAGAATCGATCAGTCCAGATCGCGCTCTTGAAGACATCCAGAATATGTACCTGATTGAAGTTTTCGTCTAGAACACGGAATTCCATATCAGATACTTTCGTAGAGGTTTTCGAACGAGATGATGGCCGAGACGTTGTCAATTCCTGTGTCGGCTCGAACTGTGATCAGGTTGTCGCCGGGAGTCAGGAAAATCCAATCGGAATCCTTGTCGAGGGCGCTTAGTGCGTTATACACGTTACCATCTCGATACGCCTTAACGTACTTGTCACCGACGCCTGAAGAAATGCTCAGACGGTCACCAGCTCGGATGGTAGACCCAAGAAGGCGAGAGATCTCGTTAGTGTCGATGTTGATTCGAGTCTGAGTTGTGGTGTTATAGAGCTTAACACCGGATGCAGGACCGAGGAACTGAATATCCACGATGGTGGAAGCATCAGCGTCGCCTTCATAGACCACCACAGTCTCACCTGTAGAGGTCATCTCACCAAATATAAGAGTCGGCGAGTCGGAGTTTGGATCTTGGAACTCGAACTCAAACGAAGGTGTAGATGTGGTGAACCGAACCGAGTTCTTGCCCTTTGCGGGGTCTCGGAGTCTGAAGAACGGATTCGGACATACAATTGTGAGGTCTGCACCTTCACTATTTGAGAAGATGTCAATCTCGTTCTTCTCGACATGACCTGTAATGTAGGTATGCCGATAGTCTGTAATGAAGTCAAGCGTAATCGGGTGCTTGACACGGAAGTAACGAAGTAGCTTGTGCCGAACTGCTTCGATGTCGGAGCCCAGGAACTTGAGATTTAGCTCGATGTCTCGAGACTTAATCCTCGAAGAATTGAAGAGGGCCCCGTCCGACGTCGCGAAGTTGACCGTGTTGATTGTACCTTCGGCCGGCCCCAAGCCGGAAGCACCCGTTACAGCGATGCCTCCGGCCCAGGGATTGGCCAGGTCCAGTTCAACTGAGTCACCCTTCGCATTGGTTGCGATGATGGTGTAGATCATACTCTTGCAATCCTAGAGATTGAAGACTTTGTCTGACGGTAGATCTCTACCTCGTTCAAAGCCTTCGGCGAGTTGTTGTACTGGTTGAACACAACAGTCTTCTGACTGCCATTTTGACCACCTTCACTCGAAGATTGGGCGCTGATTCCCGACGCAGCGTTCTGAACGCCACGGAAGGACTCGTTACCAAACATCGAGCGCAGGTCGTCAGCCCCTGCCTTGGCCTCAGAGAGGTCTAGGACGGGAGTGATGACCGGGTTGATGTCATCGGAGATCTCATCCATGTCAATGGACTCGATGATGCCACGGAACGCTTCGTCAAACTCTTCGGCCGTTCGAGTGACCGCGTCCACGGCGTTAACCGCGGTGTCGGTCCAACCGATCTCCAGGCCCTTGGCAGCCCAGTGACCAGTTTCCTTGAACTTCTTGGAAGGAGAGTTGACTTTGAGTTCCGCATTTGCGGCGGCTAGCATTGCTGCAGCTGTCGATCGTGCCATCTCAACAAGAGCCGCTCGCTGGTTTGTGAAACCGATGCGAAGGCCCTCGGCCATCCAGTAACCAGTCTGCATCGCAGACGAGTATACGGAATTACTCAGGTTTGAGAGGCCTGAGGAGAGGGCGCTCATCATGTCCATGACCAGTATGTTGATCGACATGCGAACCATACTGCTGATTCGCGTAATGGCTAGCGAAATATGGTTGGCGAGGGCCATCATACCCGCATAGACCAACGGCTGACCGAGGGCCATTCTGCTGACAAACGTCATGAACATAGTCATGACAAATGTCGTCATTGCGACAGTGATCTGAGGCGTTGCCGCCTGCAGACCCGCCACAATGTTGGTAACCGTCTCCGAACCCAGCGACTGGAACATCACTGTGGACATGAGAATCATCGGAATGCACGAAGCTATCGCTAGTGAGATTCCCATGAACGCACTCGACACCGTGGACCCAAGGGTGGTTGCCGAGGTCATAAGCGTTGTCGCCGAAGTGGCAAAGCTTGTAACCACGGGTGCCATCCGGGTGAGTGCAGCGTTCAGCTGGTCAATGCCAGAGGAGAACCCCTTGCCAAGAAGCGGAGCGACCGCTGCTGCAGCAAGACCGCCGATGGCAAACGCCAGCAGGCCAACGCCTGCCAGAGCAATACCCACGCCGAACATCATCATGCCAGGGGCTGCCAATGTAGCAGCTCCACCGATAGCTGTGATCGCTGCCGCCAACTTGGTGGTGGCAACCACGCCGATCTGGTCAGCCTGGTTGATCGCCTGGATGAACGGCTTGATAGCGCCCGTCATGATGCGCATACCAATACCACCCATGAGTAGACCGGCACCCATCATCAGCAAACCAGCACCCAAAGCAAGTGCTGCCGGTGCAGCCAGAAGGCCCGCAACAGCAAATGCTAGTAGAGCTACTGTCATTTTGCCGATTGACGACCAGGCCACCGCTCCGGCAGAGATCAGGGCTGCAACTAGCATCCCCATACCGATACCGAGAGCCATGACGCCGACGCCTGCAAGGAGACATGCTAGACCAATGGCAAGAATCGCCGCAGTCAGAATTGCAAGCCCCAGTGCAGCGCCCTCAGCAAGGTAACCGGCTATGATCAGGACGCCCAGACCGATTGCCAGAGCAACCAGTCCTACAACCAATCCAACCAGACCGATTGCGGCTAGCATTCCCAGACCAATTGCAAGAGCAATGACGCCGATCGAAAGCAGAAGCATAGCCGCTGCTCCGGCCACTGAACCCTCCGCAAGGTCTGCGATGGTTGCAAGCACACCCATCGTAACCAATAGTGCTATGACTGCGGTCACGATACCTTCCATAGGAAGTTCCGCAAGTTTGGAAATCGCCAATGCAACCAAATACACCGAAATGGCCAAGCTGATGAACGTCGTTGCAATTTCAACCAATTCTTTTGCATTGGTTAGTTGACTCATTCCGACTACCATGGCGCCCATTGCAATCATGATCAACGTTACCGCGATACCACCTTGAATCAGGGCTCCCTGATCGATGGTCCCCAGAGCGATGATACTATTCGCAACGGTATTTAGGGCCTTCGCAAGTGCGATGAATGCGCCCGCCTTGAACGCCGATTTAATACCGTCTTCTTTCTGGGAAACCTTCATCAGTGCGCCCATAGCAAGAATGATGAGCAGGACTGTAGCCGTGCCAGCTGCGAGCTTATCCTCATCAAGCGAGGCTAGCTTGGAAATCACATAGCCAAGGACTGCGACAGCGATTGCCACAGCAATAAACATAGCGATATCGCTAATGCTAGGTGACGAGAACTTCGCGAGCATCATGAATACGCCGAGCGCAAACAGAACAACTAGCGTAGCAAGAATACCTTGTTCGAGCTGCTTCTGATCAAGTGCTCCAAGTTTAGCAACGGCCTTGGCGAGAATATAGACTGCAGCGGCAACACCTACCATTGCTAGTAGTGAACTGGTCTTGGTCTTTACCTCGCCCATGATCCGTCCCATGAGGCCGATGGCCACTGTGAGACCGACAATAACAGCTCCCGCTACTGCCATCTGTTGGATCGGGATACTCGCAATCTTGGTAACCGCCTTAGCCAGGATGTAAACCGCGATCGCCATTGCTAGAAGGATAAGGACCTTCTTGGTAAGGCCTCCGCTGGCTGTCGAAAGTACCTTAGTCATGCCTGCCAACGCAATAACTAGGGCGGTAACAGCCGTAACAGATGCTACCATCTCGGGAATCGGAACCTTAGCGAGGTTCACCGCCGCAACCGATAGGATCAAGACAGCAACCGAAAGAGCCACAAGTGTCACCGACATGGCAGCGATCTTCTTTGGATCCTTGGTGTACCTATCCATGGCGGCAAGACCACCAACGAGCGCTGCAAGAGCCACACCCACTGCGGTGGTGGATACGGCCACATCCTTCAGCGGTATGAGCGACAGAAGGAAGATCGAACCCGCTAGAATCGCAATGGACTTTGCCACGTTGATAAGGGCCTTAGATTTGATCTCAGACTCATAGGCCTTGACCGAATCTCGGACCGCATCCAACAGACCCGCGAAGCCATTACCAACTCGTGCGAAGGCGTTGGCGACGTTCATGATGGCGGCGAGACCCTTGTTAAACCCGACTGCAAGAGCGCCGATGCCTCCAGCAGCGAGACCCTTCTTCAAGATATCGCTGATCGAAAGACCCTTAAGCCATTCAACGAATTTGGTGACCGTTTCCTTCATTCGGTCCCAAATACCGTTGAAAGCCTCCTGGTTGAAGTGCGCCTTGAAGAAATTCGTGATTGCTTCCTTGGCAGACGCCAGCGCGTTCTTAACCTTCGTGATGGATTCCTGCCATTTTGACGCGAACCCTTCTCCACCGTCAGCGCCAGAAAGTCCGGCAGCCCACGTCTTGAAGAAATCCATGAATTCCTTCACGGCTTCAGTGATCGTCGGCTTAAGGTGCTCCAGTTGCTGGTCCAGGAAGTCGAAGAACTTGTTGATCTGTTCGATCGACTTCGCTGCAAGGTCAGCAATACCGGTCCAGCTAGCAAGCTTCTCTCCGACACCGTCTAGACTGTCGATGACACTACCGATGGGTAGCATGTCGAGCGCCTTCTGAACCGTTTGCATGGCTCGACTAACCCCGGCGCTCATCACGCGGAATCCTGCGGAGACCGTGTCGACAAACACCTTCAGGAATGCGAAGACCGTCTTAGCAACGATCCCGAGTCGCCTCAAGCTTTCTTCACTAGGCTCGAGAGCCTTCATGAAGTTCTTAAAGCCTTCAGAGATCGTCTTGAGGTTTTCGGCAGCGATTGGCGGGAAGATCTCCTTGAACGCCTTGCCGATCGTGCCGATAATACTCGACACACTGTTAAATGCGGAAGCGAGACCATCGATGATGTCCTTACGACCCCCGAGATCCGCCCATCCCTGAAGAAGAGCGTTTCGAGCATCAGACATTCCGTCGATCATCGGACTGATCACATTGTTGATGTTGGTGAAGAGCTCTGAAGCCTCGTCGAAGTTTCCGAGGAGGATCTCGAACGTCTTCGCCCAACCGGAACCAATGGTTTCCTGGATCGTTCCAATAAGCTGTGTGAAGGTTCGAACCTTCGTCGCGGCTTCTTCGGCATTCTTCTGCTGGATCTGGAATTGCTCGATCTGTGCGTCCGTAAGGCCCATCTCAGCCATGGCAGCGGCGTCAATATCACCAGCCATGATCTGAAGGTACTTCGACATGACGTCAGCGGTCAACCAGCCCTTAGAGAGGCTGTCGTTAAAGTTCTCCTGAACCTTTTCAGCCGAAGTTCCACTAGAAGAAAGGGTTCCCATCGCATCTGCGATCTGGATTAGACCTTCCTGCATGTTCTTGTTACCCATGCCAGCGTTCGTAAGCGATCGCCAGTCCATGAGCTTAACGGTACCTGCCGAAAGAGCCTGAGAAAGCTGGTAAGCAGCATTAGCTGCCGCCGAAGAGGTGGTACCCGAAGCCGCTGCAGCGTTCGAGAAACCCTTAATCATAGACGCCGATTCCTCAACGCCAAGACCCGCGTTCGTGAAGAGACCGATATTGTGAGTCATCTCCGCGAAGTTGTAGATGGTCTTGTCCGCATAGGTATTCAGCGTGTCCAGAGCGTCTGTAACCTGCGAAAGGGTAGTGCCCTTCGATGCGGTGTTAGCCAAGATGGTCTGGATAGAACCCATCTTCGTCTCGTACTCACCAAAACCGTCCATGATGGGCTGCATCGTGAACGAGTTGAGGAGAGTCGCTCCGGTAGAGATAGCCTTAGCCGCGATGTTACCAAGAGCGACTGCAGCGGTTGTGGCCAGGAAGCCGAACTTCTCAGCGACTACCTGAGGGGCATCTGCAAGAGCGGAAAGGTTGAACCGAGAAGCTCGAGACTCGATGTCGTCGAGACCCTTGGTTCCGTTCTTCATCTGAAGAGCTTTGTTCAGCTGTTCAAGGGACTTCTGTGATTCGCCGACGCCCTTCGAGAACTGGACGTTGTCGAACTTAAGGCTTACGACCTTGTCCTCGATTGAGGTCGACATTACTTCACCGCCCTTTCAATGGCTTGTTCAATCTCTTTGAAGACCGGCCGCATAGCCGGGTTGATGTAGTCGACACCCGTAACGTAACCCCCGGTACCAGTACCATGGCCGTACTGTATGCCGACCGCTACAGAGTATCCGTTTTCGATGTCGGTATTATACCACTCGATTTCAAGGTATCCCGAACCTTTAGTGATCCGATAATCCCATGACTGAGCAGCTAAACCACTATCGGCTGGGGTGGCTGCGGCCAGGGCAGCTACTCCTTGACGTCCCAGTGAGTTCAGATTACTCACAAGATCGCCTTTGGCTAGTTTGTTCAACCACCGTTCCGTTTTGGAGTAGCTGCCCCTGACCACAAATGATGCCATTTTGACATCAGCCCCAGAGAGTGCCCGCCTTGAGGGCATCCTGGAGGGCAATACCAGTGCGAAGGCCGAAGTAGCCGTCACACGTGAGATCGTAGCCCAGGCCACGGAGATGCCACTGAAGGGCCGTGATGGTCTCAACACCTGCGATGCCGTCGACCTCGCACTTCAGCTTCTCCTGGAGAGCTTCGATGACTGCAGAACCCGATTCGGGGTCGCGCACCCATTCCCAACCAGTGCCGGCGGCCGGGAAGTAGTCCTCGTTGTCGATGTCCTGATCGGAGACGATACCGTCGGCGGGAGTTCCGAGGGATGCCTGGAGCGCGTACGTTACCGCACGACCCCAGTAACCGTCCGTCATTGAATTCGCATCACTGGCGGAGGTGTCTTCTTCAGTACCGCCCTCTGCACCCCAGTCGGGGCGAAGGACGCAGTCGATACCGTAGTAGCGCTGGCGACGCCAGACACCATTACCGGCGGACTGAGAACCTGCGTTGGACGAGGAGGTGTTACCCTCGATGGTCTGCAGCCATCCACCACCGAGGTTTGCTTCGACGATACCGACGTGGTCGGTAACGCCATCTTCGTCCCAATCGTATAGGACGACGTCGCCACGCTGAGCGTCTTCGATGGCGACCTTGCGCATACGGCCTTTGGTAACGTCGGTGTTGTAGGAGAAACCTCCAATAGCACCAACCATACCGGCCATGTCGAAGACCATCGAGACGAAGCACATGCACCAATAGATGGATGTGGAAGGCCCGGCAAGCCAGGGCTGACCCATCTTATTGGCGCAGTAGCGACCTGCCTCCGAGCCCGGTTCCGGGTCGTCAGGGGCGTAGTAGCCGATTCGGTAGGCAGCGTGGTTGAGAACCTCGTCGATCTTACTCATTAGGACACCTTCCCTTCGAAGATTTCGCGTTCGGCATCCTCGTGGGGATCCTGACCGGGCGCAATCTGCGCGTCGGCGGGAATCTGGGGGTCATTCGTACCCATTATCCACTACTTCCTGCCCGAGCTCGTCGGGCTCTATTCAGTGCGGCACGCTGCGAGGCAGCGCTATTAGCGTTTGTCTTCTGACCCGTACTCTGCTTTGCGTTACAGATTCGGATCAACATTAACAAACGGTTCAGGTGCCACTCCTCAGCCTCAAACGGGATCTGGAATGCCACCATATAGTAATAGATCAGGTCGGAAGTCATCTTTTCAGAAGACTTAGCCTGACCTGGACGTGAAAGCATGGCCGAGGCAGTCATCGGGTCCGAGATATACGCCTTAATTGACTCTACCTGCGGACGAGTAAGCCGATCCAACATGGCGGGAACGTCTTCTTGACCCTCGGCCATGCATTTCACGTAGTCCAGTACCTCTTCGACCGAGGACGGAGGACGATCAACGAAGGATCTCTTCCATTTTGATTCCCAGCGTACAACCGATAGGAGGTTGTGCATAAGTGTTAGCTGGGCAGCCGGAAGAGTCGTGAACTCCTCCGTCTCTCGGTCGAACAGGTCGTGCTCGGGGAAGTCGAGCACCAGAACGAGGTTACTCACGCGAGCAGCGCGAGGACCTCATCCGGGGTGAGCAGCGTGGGCTGCCCAGACTCATCACCATAGAGCTTGGCCTCGATCTTCTTGAGCTTCTCGGCGGTGACCTTGGTGGAGTCAATGATGAGCTCCGCGGTGGGCTTGTGGCCCTTGACCGGGACGGGCGTGGTCGAGCACTCCCACGAGAACGTGATGGCCTCGGGAGAGTCGGACACCGTCGCGTAGGCACGCTCGGAAGGAGCAGCCGTTGCGTTGTAGACGATGTGCAGCTTGTAGCCGGCCTCGGAATCCTGGTCGTTGCCGACCTTGGTCTTGTAGGAGAACGCGAACTTAGCGCGCTCCTGCTGGCCGATGAAGACACCTTCGGCGATAGACGCGGTACCGTCGCACTCGGCGAACTCGTCCGGGTACGTCACCGCTTCGATGGTGAACTTCATCTCTTCCGCACTGATGAGGTCGAGGTACTTGATGTTGTCCGCGTAGACCGCGTTCGACTCAGCGCCCTCCGGCGACATCGTCACGGTCGTCAGGCCGTTCCACGCCACACCGTTCTTGTAGTTCTTGGTGGTCTTGTCGTACTTGTACAGGACGCCGTTGTTCACGCCAGTCTCGTAGACGTGCTCGCCGGTCTTGTCCCAGATAAGTGCCGTCATGGTCACTCCTTAACGTCGTAGATGTTGAACACGAAGTGGTTCAACGTATCTGTAGTGTAATGTCGTTCGAACTCAGAGTGGACCATCGACGCAAGTGCATCGACCATCGGATCGTCTGGGTTCTTGGTGATGAGCTTCACCTGGTAGCGCCGAGTCTTAAGATATACGCCATTATCGGCGCGTTTCTTCACAATCCGGTCGAGCTCATATACGATACATGGGTATCCCATTGAGACATTCGACGGAGGTTGGAAATAGGCTCGGCAGCCTAGTTTTTCGAGTCTATTGTGAAAGTCACTGCGCATTGTAGGGACCTCCGACAGTGACTAGAATCCTAGGAGGTTGAAGTTCAACCGAGGTGGCGGCCCAATTGACGTTTCGCCAACGGATGTAACGAATGTTGAGGAAGTTGTCAAGTGTATACGGGTCCGCGATGAATGAGAACGTGTTACCCATGGAGAGCCCCGGAACCACGGGAGATGTATTCATACGTCGGGTAAGACGAATGAGATCTCCACGACAGTTCCGGGGCTCGATGGACTCGGTGAAGACTCCGGGTGACATCTCCCATTCCGTAGCGATGCCGACTTGCCCGGAGAACTTCATCAGGCAGCCTGAGCCTGCTTACTGGTGATGACCATGGCCGACTTAACCTTCGTGAGCGCGCCCGAGACGCGCGTCTCCAGCAGATACTTCTGCTGGTTGAAATCGATATCAAAGTTGTCGAACATGGAGACCTCGCCACCCTTGTCCGTGCCAACATTGTAGTCGGCCAGGTTGACGATGATGGCCAGAACGTCCTTGTCGTTCGCTGCGCCGGTCTTCAGACCCTTCATCTGAGGAACGTCGATGATGGCCGTGACACCAAGACGATCCGCGAGCGCCTGCTTCGTCGGGTACAGGTAGTGACCCATCTTGTCCTTGAGCAGGAGCATGTCGGTCACGAAGGACTTTGCACAGAACAGGGTCGGCGTGCCGGTGCCCTCCAGGTCGTCCTGAGCACGAATGAGTTCATCGATGATCTGGTCAACAGACTTACCGGCGCCGAGATCCTTCTTGATGCAGTAGAGGTCGTCCTCCTTGAGGATGGGTCGGATGTTCTCCTCGTTGATCTTGTACGGATCAGAGTTGGAGCGACCATCGCCAATGAGGATGGCGCGGGCGAGTTCCTCGTCCAGCTTGTTGCGCATCTCCGCCTTGACCCAGGCGATGACGTCGAAGTCGGTGATGTCCAGCAGATCATCACGGTCAAACTTCTGCATCTTGTAGATCGTCGTCGGGCCGGTGACGCGCTTCAGAAGCTTGAAGACCTCTTCCTTCTTGCGCGAACCGGTGATGTAACCCTTGGCTCGGGCCTCATCCGCCGTGATGTCAGCCTGCATCGACTTGATGCGGGTGAAGGGCGTGTGGTGCGTGCCGTTCAGGACCGGCTTGACCCAAGACTGATCGCGGTCGATGAAGGCCGGCGGGACGTCGAGGTTCTTGGCGTCGGGGAACAGAAGGTCGATGTTGGAAATACCGTAGGTCTTCTCGGCGTGAGCGATGTCAGCGTGCGAGAGGCCATTGGACTCAGCGATCGTCATGAAGACATCTCGCATGGAGTTGGCCTTAGTGCGGACGGCATCCTTGAAGGCGGTGTCGATGGTGGAGTGATACAGGGTATCGCCCTCGTTGGGCGTACCATCGTTCTCGAAGATGTTGCTGTGTGCCACGGGGGCTCCTTCCTTGTTGGGCTCCGAATTCTCGGGCTTCATTTCTCCCTCAGCGGCCTTGGCGATGAGGAAATAGAGAACTTCCTTCTGATCCTGGTTCATCGACTCGACGATGTCCTTAATCGTCTTGCCTTCAGAAGTTCCCTCGGTCTTGTCAGCCGGCTTGTCAGCGGGTTTCTCGGGGGTGTCTGCGTGTGCGAGGTGTTCGCCGGTCATAATATACGCCTCATCCGTTGCTTCGTAGGTGCCGTCGCCGTGGGCGAGAGCGATGTTTTCGATCTTGGCGCCGGGATTAGCGCCGGACAAGACCAGAGAAACCTCGACGATGTTGCCGTGCTGGACATCCCCACCACTCTGGGTGAGGTTGTTGGCGTAGATCGACATAGAGTCGACATCACCATGCTTGAGCAGCTCACGAGCATTGTTTGCAGCGGGAGTGTCGTTGAAGTAGCCGTAAGCGTAAACGCCTTCGGCTCGGTTTTCCAGTCGGACGTGGCCAAGAACGTTGTTGGTGTCGTTGTGACCGTGCTGCCAGACAAGAGGGACCACGTCACCGTCGTTGTCTGCGAATGCATTGTGGCGAATAGTTCGCCCGTCACTACACCGAATATCGTTCTTGGTCGCCCACCCGGAGAAATCAAACGTCGAATCCGTCATTTTCTTCCTCTTCGGTTGGTTCTTCGGGCGGTGCCATAGAAGCATCACCCATAGGGTTGATGTTCGGGTTGCTTAGCGAGTCGCCGACTGGCTCTTCGCTTCGAGGCAGACCCAGATAAGATCGTACCTCGTTGGGGGTCATGATCTGAGTGGTGACCATGGCCTGTGCGATCTCCGATACCTTGGTGATCGACACGTTCTGGAATGGGTCACGGAAGTAGTCCACGGTTTGACCCTGAGTTCGCGCCGTCTTGGTGATGAACGTCTTGGCCATGCTCAACGTAATCTCCGCGACGATTGGTTCGATTGTGCGGTTGTAGTAGTTAAGCATAGTCTGCTCATCGGCAGTGCCATTGAACACTGCTTCAGGCATTCCGAGAGTGTTGTACAACTGCTGCGTCAGATACTTGATCTGTTCGAGCAAGTTGTTCTCCGCCGGACGGTTCAGCTGAGTGAACTTTTCGGCAGCATCCATATAGGCGATGCCGAATTGTCCATTGGACAGCTGACGTTCGACGTCCTTCATCCGCTTTTCAGCTTCTTCCTTACGTCGTTCGGTTCGAACGGTGTATGGGAGCTGTACGATAAGGTCTAGTTTCTTACCTGCAGCAGCGTTGTCAATGCTATCCAGGATCCGGAGCTTGGAACTGAGTCTGGAAGCTAGGGATCCTCGACTAGAGGTGATCGATGCCAGCGGATTCTGAACGACCGCCACTAGACGCTTAGGAAGTTCGACCGGTTCTCGTCGTCCGGTCTTCTCATTATAGACATCTACAATGAGCGAGGACGTCTTGAACTGGGTAATCCTACCAACTCTCAGATTGTATACGTCATATGAATTGGTGCCTACAGGAGCCTTCGAATAATCCGTGGGGACTATCGCAGCGACGCCTTCTTCGAGGATCGTAAGACATAGGTCCTGCATGAATGACCGAGGAGTCTGATCCATGTTCGGCGCAACCGTAAGACAGTCATTAAGACCTGTCGGAAGGTCTTCGATATATGTCTTATCGATTTCGCATCGAACATGTCGAATACTGATCTTGGCCACATCAACCGCAATTTGGTTGAAAATGGTGTCAATAATGTTCGACTGGGGGATATACCGAAGCGGCGATCGATCCATCGGGGTACTAGACCGCAATTCCACGTTAAACGGGGATTGTTTTACCTCCGGATTCATGAAGGCATTCCATGCGTGTGCGAGACGACCCATGTCACCTCCTTTCTATTCGAATTCGTCGCGATTCTGTTTGTACGCCACGAGAGCGTCCATCATAGCCGCGACCGCATCGATCTTTTGATCGGCGCGCTTCTTATACAGCTTACGGTTGCCGTTCGTATCCGACATAACGATGGAATTACCCATGGCGTAGGACATGAGCTCTTGATCGAAATGTAGATGCCTGTCTTGAGCGAGGGCTTTCAGCTCGCCAAGAGGAACCGACTCGGTTTTGGCGCCCTGGATGACCTTAACGATGCCGTACTCGCCGTGTTCAGTACCCCATCGCATGATGAAGTCTTTAGCGTTGTACGGGTCGAAGCCTACAGCACGAACATCATACTCGTTCTCCTCGATGAACGAAACGACGTCGTCATAGACTTCCATCATGTCTAGGATTGTACCATCAAGGACTCGAAGAGATCCTTCGCGAATGAAGTGCTCGTACTTCTCTCTAGCTGCGCCCGGCAGTTTTAGGTGGGTTCTCGACGAGATGTAGCATCTAGTCTTGACACCGAAGCTATCAGACGTTAGAGGGAAGAGGAATGTGAATGCACAGAAGTCATCACCCTGTGAAAGGTCGAGACCCATAGCGCACGGCATTCCCCAGAACTCTCGTTGGCGATGAGGAAGTGTCTCCTGATAGGTGAAGAAGTACGTGTAGCCTTCCATCGGAATACCAAATCGCTTAGCGAGGATATCGTTCCTAGCTTCCGGGACATTCTCGGCACGATTCACATCGCGCTGATATGTCTCGTACGATACAGTCCTGCCGATGTTTGGCTGAGCCTTCATCCACATGTCAGGATTGCCTACTTCACTCACATCATCCAAACGGTAATGCCAGATAGACGTGTGAGGGTCGTAGTACTCGCCCTTTAGGATCTTTGCAAGTTCCATTTTGATGCTGTCGCCAACCGAGTTACGAACGGTACCCTCGGAGGAGATAGCAACGATCAACCAGTCGTCGATCTTGGACGCGCCCTGCTCTAGAGCACCAACGACATCCTCTCGAACGTCGCCGGAAAGCCATTCGTCGACGGTGTTGATCTTTGTTCTTAGGCCCTGAAGCTTGTCGATCCTCATAGGACGGACCTCGATGAGAGATCCATTCAGAAAGTTCTCAACACCCTTCTTGGTGGACGCAAGCTGCTGACGCATTGCCCGGTTACCGGTGGTGTTTTGCAGAGAACCTACTGTGAGGAATTTGAACAGAGGCCCCGGCGTTCTCGCGACGGCTGTTCGGATCGGAGACAATGTCTCTTCAGCCTGGGCCATTGTTGGGGCTGTTGCAATCTGGTGAGTCGAGGACGAGTCTATGTTGAGAAAGTACGCGTGCAGGAACGCAGCGTACATTGACTTAGCCGCACCTCGAGCCACGATCAGGTATTGCTTGTTAACGAGTCGCTTCTTGATACGCTTGGTGACATAGCGTCCGCCATGTCCGTCTTCGTAAGGCTCGTATACTGAAAGTTCTTCGAAGTAGAACCATGACAGAAGCGACTCCGCCCACAGTTTGAAAGATGGGAGCATCTTAACTGGGGAACCATCGGTCAGAGTGAGTTCCCCTTCACAATAAGCGATGAACCCGTCAATGGCGGTACTATCGTAATAGTACCGAGGATTCTCGATCAGCTGATCGATCCTATTCATCTCCTTAGAGACCTCCTGACAGACAGGAATGTCTCCTCGGATTACTGCGTCACGGAACTCCGCATAGTATTTTGGAGTTTCTGTGTTGGACAGCATGGTGGTTACTGAAGGTTTCCAACCGCCGTCTGGAACTGGCGCTCGTATGCGTTGACCGCCTGGTCGAGGAACTGCTGAGCGTACTCTCTGGTTCGAGGTTCGTTCTTAGGCATCCGAATGCCCGTGCCGGTGTAGACGTGAACCGCCTTCACCGCGTAGTCACGGTACCCCTTCAGGAAGTCCTCGTGGTTCTGGTGGTTCTTGTAGTAGTTGAGCGTCTCGTTGGATTCGTTGATCTTACGAATTCGCTTCTTGTGGGAAGTCAGCCGCTGAGGGTCGACAGCGTGGTGACGCTCCTTGGCCGCCTGGTATCCGGCCTTGCGAGCTGCTTCGCGAACGGGATCCTTTCGAACGCCCCAACGCATACCCTTAACGCCGAAATGAGCGAAAGAGTCACTTTGGTCGGATCTGGGACCATACATTGTAGATCGATTCTCCCTTCTTTGTGAAGACCGAGGACGAAGGGTCCTTCAGCTTGTTGAATGCGAAGTCGGCACCAAGAAAAGCACTGTTAACAGCGATCGCGGCGCCCTTCTTCACAAGTTGGTCCTCGAAGCTCGTCTTGAACTTGTTTGCGATTCGCTTAGATGTCGACTGCGGTGCTAGCGACAAATATTGACGCTCTAGGTTCGCTCGAGCGATCCGGTTCTGGAGTTCCTGATTCGACATGCTCCGAGCCTCTTGCTTTCGGCTCTGATATGGGTTCTGTCGTACAACGACTCCTCGTCCAGGATCCCTACGAACGCCCCACCGCATACCCTTAACGCCAAAGTGGGCGAAGGAGTCATCGTATGGGTGTGTCAACGCTCATCCTCCATTCGAGTTCGTTCTTGGCCTTAGTAATAGCGTCCTGTACCGTAGCCGAAGCCGACGGATCGAAGAGTAGCTTGGTACTAAGCTTGATGTACATGAGGACTTCTTTCGGAATCGATTCCGAATCCGTATCGGCGGTGTATTCCGGAGTCTCGGACAGGATCTGACCGAGCGTGAATATCGAGACGTCGATATGGGCAGTGATGGCGCCGTCAAATGACGTGTCATCTTCCTCGATACCGAGATAGTCCTTTACGCTTTGGAGTACATTTACCATAGAATTGTATCTCCTTCCGTTCGGACATGACCGACGAACCGGGAGGTCTCCAGTGTTCCGTAGTGAATCGCATTATGGGTGTCAAGAGACACCGTAATGAGATTCTCCGGATCCAGGAGCGACCTACTTCGGTGCAGGACGTCGTCGGGGGTGATTGGATTGATGTGATGTATGTACAACGCATCAAAAATTTCGTAACCTTCGCACGCGAGGTCTCTTCCGAAATCTCGGGTGATGATATGGTTGCGTAGATCGCGCCACTCCCGGGACGTATAGAACGTTTGATTCAGATGTCTCTGATGTGCAAACGTCTGTTCTCCAACTACGCCGGTTAGACGCAGGTATCGGTATCGTTCCTCGAAGGATGGTAGCTCAATGCATTCAGAATACGTCTTCAGATCCACCGGAGTACCTCCTCATGGCGTCGACGGCTTCCTTAACAAGCTCCTCGGTGCGTGCGGCAGACGCAATGCTTTCTGCCTTGGCCTTGACGAGCTCGGTTTCCTGGCGAAGCTTTTCTCTTTCGAGCTTGTCGCGTTCACCAGCTAGCTTGAGGTAGTGATTGATCGTCGACGGCGAAGCCGTACCGTCTCGCAGCTGCTTCTCGGCTAACGCCACTGCGAGATTGATCAGCCTATTCTCCGATTCTTCGGGAGTGCGCGGGGCTTTTGGTGTCCGCGCCACGAGTCTTCGTTCCTTTCGACAGAGTTACCCTGAGTTCTGGGACGTCCTAGAGGAGGACCAACTCTGAAAAATCCTACCGGGAAGAAGCAACCGGTTCTCTAGGACATCTCAGAACCCAGGGTTCGATTTGAAAATATCCCCGCGGGGAAAAATATAAG